GAAGTTGGTAAGTTGGAGACTCGTACCAGGTGTAAGCATCTGGATTAACGATAAGCATTGATCCATCTGTATCTGTTGTAGATGCTGTATTAGCAGTTACATAAAGATCAAGACCAGCAACGTTTCCGCGTACTGAAGTTGGAGCAACTACGCCGCCTGCGTTCTGTGGAACTTGAGCGTTGTAAATTGGGCGACCGTTATCCGCAAGTGTCATGATATTTGACCATTGTGAAGTGTTAGCGATGATGTTGCGAGCAAAGCCCTGTGTGCCGTTGTAAACAGAAGCTGCACCGCGAGCAACGAAACCAAGAAGTTCTGCTGCTGTTGGGTAAGTTGTAATTGTTGTGGCATCTGCTGTTGCACCGCTGATAATTGCAGCGTTAACTGCTGTGTCTGTAACCTTTGCGTACTGAGCAGCTAGGTTGTTCATTAACTCAGTTACGAAGATCGGATTTGAGCGATCTAGAAGTTCTACTGAGAATGTCTGTTGTCCGGCATACTTCTTCACATCTACTGTGATGAAAGCTGCGTTCTGATCGACATCTTCGATAGTTCCGCCTTCTGCTTCGACTGTTACGCCTGGCATCTGAGTGATCTTTGGGATCTGGAACGACATACCTGCATCTGGCAATGCGCCGCGTGAGATCGCATCGATGTTGCTGCGTGTTGAGTTAGCAAGTCCGTTGATAACTGTTGATAGTTGACGTGTTGGTACGAGACCAGCGTTGTCTGTTGTATCTGAGGCTGCTGCTAGGTACTGACGTGCATCTTCTGATCCCATTGCTGCTTGGATAGACATCTCAAGATGCTTCGTTGCAGAGAAATCAAGGCGAGGCTTTGAGTAAGCCATTGCTGAAATAGTAGGGCGAGCAGCTTCTACAGCCGCAGCTTCTACCGGTGTTGCTTCGACTGGAGTGGTTTCTTCCACGACTGTCTCGCTTTCTGTGTTGGTTTTAGTTTCTTCAACAGGGATAATTTCCTCTGCTGCGATCTCAAGTATTTGAGCAGACTTAAAGGCTGGCTCAGTTACTAGAGAAACTTCTTTTAATTTAGCCGCTGAAACGACTGTGTGGCCATCGCGTGATGGCTTTGATGCGATGATCTCTGCACCGATAGATAGTCCAGTTACGAGGCCTTCTTGAGCCATAACTAGAGCATCGTTACCGCTAGTTGAGCGGCTCAGCTTAAACGTTGCGTAGATACCGTCTGCGCGTGTTTCTGCTGCGATCATTCGTCCAATTGGCTTCTTCATATCGTGCTGAGATAGCAATTTGATCTTGCTTACATCGCCAACTTCGATAGATCCTGCCTCGAAGGTATAAGCGCCGAGATTAGTGTTACCGACTTCGCCTGTACCAAGTGGCACGATCTTGCCAGAGATTTCGCGGCGATCTTCGTTGCATTCGATAGATGATGCTTCGATGTATAGAGTTTCCATTAGCTACCATTTCCGTTAGGAGTTAAATCTTCCATTTCCATCGCTTGCTCAGTCGTGATTAGACCAAGTGCAAGCATTTTTTCTAGCACTAGCAAGCGTTCCATTGGCTCAGTACGAAGGAAGGTATCGTCTAAGCAGAACTTTACATAATGACCGGCGGTAGAAATATCATCCATAGATAGTCGAGACTCAATGGCTGAAACGTAAGGCTGCAACGTAAAGGCAACCATCTGTTTGCGCTCATCCTGAACATTGGCATAAGTCATGGTTGTGTTCTGCGAAGCAGAGACATAATAAGGATCAACCGAGCAAAGTCTGGCGCATTCCGTAGCGAGGTTCTGAATTGCGTCCGAATATCCCATGTCCTTAGGCGAAAAGCCAATAGTCTGATAATCAATAGTAGAAGTTAAATAAGCAGTACCGTTATTTTGACGGGCGCGCTTCCAGGCTTGTAAAAGGCCAGAGACTTCTGCCGGTGGAAGGTCTGCCCCTGAGTTCTTAAGAAAGCCTGTGGCGCTAGGTGTTTGAAGAGCGACACTAGCTGCGCGTTGCGCATCAAGAGCGGCTTTAATTGTTAGCGCTCCAACGTTAAGAATGCCCTCATCCTTTTGGAAAGTAATTAACGATCCAATACCAGACATAGGAACTGGCTTGCCATCAATGTTGTACTGAGTAATAAAATTAGTGGCTGGATCAGTTAAGAAGCCAACGCGAGTGTTAGCGATCCAGTTAGCGCGAGCCATTCTGCCATCCTCGGCATATACCTCAGTGATCTGCCAGAACGATTGACCGTACATGAGGAGGCTATCTAAAGTGAAATATAGTGTTTCAAATAGCGGCTGATGTTTAGAAGGTTGCTCAACCCATCGAGGTGCGGCGATCATTTCGCCGGTGGACTTCTTGTAATACTCCAAAGGGATACTGGCGATCGTTCCAGAGATGAGATCGCGGCAGCGTTTAATTGCAGGCACGGAAAGAGCCATCTGACGAGTAACGATTGATGGAACGTAATTGTTGTAACTGTAGAAGCTGTCCGACATAATCTGCGGCGCTTCTTGAGCCTCTAATACTTTTGGCTTGCGATCAAAGATACCCATAGAGTGCAATTATACACTATATATAGTTTATTCTGAGTAGATAGCCGCTACCTGTTGTGGTTTCATCAACATTGAGACAACCATTGCAAGCGAGATAGGTGCAGAAATATCACCGGCGGACTTTCGCTTAACTATTCGCCAAGCGGCATCGTTTACCTTAGCTGCGCAGTTGTTCATCTGCTGGATTAAGTCGGCTTGGCCATTGTGAACTACGCGATGATTAACCAAACCATCGAGCAAGTCTCCGCAAGCCTGATAGAACTGCTGGCCAGATATATCTTGGATCATGCAGCCAGCATTGGATAATCTTTCAGCGATCGAGGCTGTTGCGTATTTGTCGTAGCAGATTTGGCGCGGCCGATACTGATCCGCCCATCCTTTAATATCGGCTGCAATTCTAAGATCATCGACCGAGACTGCACTTTCCCAAGTCTGCAAGATGCCAACGCCTATTCGCCCATCGGGGAGTAATTGACCGGCAACTAGCGAAGCATTGCGTCGAGAAGGTGAAACGTCGAAGCCAAAGACTGTGTATCCGCCAACTGGGATCTGCAAGGTACTATCGCTAGTTTCCTCAAGGATGCCGTGAGGCCAAGGGCTGCTTAGGGAGTCGATCCATTGGCAGAGCAGCTCTGTCCGAGTATTTTCTATAGGGCTAGTAGCAACCGACTCTTCTAGTGTCTCTTTAGTTACAAGATAGCCAAGTGCAGGGTTAGCCATCGCCCAGGCTTTAGGATCATCGATCTTGCAATACTGAGGCGCTGAGTATTCATAGAAGCCGAAAGACTTTGGCGGGTTATCTAAAGCTCGTTCACGAAGTTGGTTAAGTACTGCGCTGAAAGCATCTCCAGCGTTGGAAGTTAGAAAAGTGTGCGCATTAGCCCTAGCGCGAGTTACCGGCATCGCTGCTCGATAGCCATCTTCTGACCATTCTCGGATTTCATCAAGGAATAACGCATCGGCTGATCTACCGCGAGCGCCATCACGAGTTGCAGCTACTACATCGAGTCTTCGGCCGTCTTTCATCTCGATCGACTCAGTTCCATTGGCATAACGGATCTGTTTAACGGTTGCCATCAAGTTTTCATTATTTTCAAAGACGTGCGCCACTTGGCGAAAGGTATCTAAGGCCATTGATCGATTAGATGAGGCAATGATGATGTTTTTGCTATCCCACTTGAGCAAGTGAGCCAAGATGAGCATTCGAGTCAGATGAGTCTTGCCATTCTGCCGGGCTACCAAGATCAGGTTGGTTTTGCGAACCCAGTTGCCTTTAGTGTCCACGCGTAACATATCTCGCAGCACGAACTCTTGCCAGGGTAATAATGGCAACTCAATTAGGTTGGCCAACTCAATTACATCATCGACTTTAGATTTACCTTTTAAATACGGGCTGTGAAGCCTTGGTTCTGTTGCCCCTCGGAGCGGTTGTTTACGAGCTGCCACGATCAGGTTTGATCTGGTTTAGGTCGGGCGGTAAACGGACTGTCCTGGGCTATCTCCGACCGCATTGGAGAGAGGAAGGAAGAAAAGACAGGGGGGGTAGACTGCCTGCCTAAAAAAACGCCCTGGTTGCGGCTACCCTTCTTGCTATTGCAAGACTGGCAACAAGCTACTGCGTTCTCATAATTGACTACTAGATCAGGTGCTTTACTAACTGGGATAATATGATCGACTGTTGTCGCTGGCTGCTGGCAGTAGAAGCAAGACCATTGATCTCTTTGCAACACCTTAATGCGAAAGGCTTTATAGTCTCGTGTTAATCGAGGATCACCACGCTTAGCCATTACTGCCAACCTTTAGTCTTTAGATGATGTAGTGATGCACAATAGTTAGGCTCATCATACTGTGTGATCCCATATCTTTTAGCCGTGTAATACCAGAACATCCAGAACTGATAGTCATAAGGCTTACCCTTTATAGACTCACTCTTAATCTGGTAATAACCATAAGCCTGCTTCTTGCCGGACTTATTACCAACAGCATCGATCTTCCATCTACTCTCTCGATGGATAATCTCGTTATGGCATTTATATTGCTTATCTGTTAGCTGATAATTAGCCAATAATTTCATAGATTTAGTTGCATCTATTGAAGCCTCGCTACTACTAGCTCCTGCTATAGATAGAGATATCCCAATAACGACTGCTACCGAGCAAGCTACGCCTTTCAGGCTTGCTCTGAAGCCTTGAGGGCTTCTAGCAGAGAAGTGTACCAAACGCTTAAAGTACATCCTCATAAGTCCTGCTCAGAGGGCGTGTCTAAATATGAAATGATGGCATTTGATACTGAACCAGATCCGCCAAACATATCTATAACTTCATCACCATCTTGATAACCAAGGGCATCCAACACCCAATAAGTCCAAGCTTCTGGCTTAGCGCCTACGAAATTTCTGCGCAATGGAGAAGCTCGCAACACATCCTGCATGCTTTTACCAGACCTGTAATTCTTTCTCGAAGCTGGCACTCGTACCAATACGGGCTCCCAAAGGTTCTGTATTCTATTACCTGATGGAACTGACGAAGGTTTAACCCAGCTCATTACCCGAATGCCATTTCTCGAGTTGGTTTCTACAGCTCGCATGTAAGTACTTAAGCTGTGAACAGTCATAGCGATCGCCCAACCATCATAATTATCTTGAAGTTCTTTCACTAAATTTATATGAGTTTCAGGCATATCCCAAAGATGAGCATCTGGATGGTTATCAGCCTGACCGCCACCGTAGCCATTGCCACATCCACCAGCTCCGTACCATCTGACTGCTCTGCCTAGATATGGCGGATCAGCTATACAGAGCTTCATTTACTTATCCGTAGAGTAGAAGCCAGTACCCTTAAACGAGATCCCGAAAGAGCTATAAATCTTGCGCATCGGTTCATGACAGAACCCGCATTCAACATCGTGTGGTTCATTTATCTTTAACTCCTTCTCGTAGCGAAGATTTGCCTCGCATCGATCATTAGTACATTCAAACTCGTATATAGGCATTACTGAGCCTCACACCAATTACAGGGATCGTTAATAGTCCATTCTCCACATTCTTTGCACCGGCGGATATCTGAGTCAGTTAACTTATGATCGTGCTTTGCATAACCCGCTTTCACCAATAGATTGACCAGATCAGAGAACCTAAGGAACGCAAGGTAGTTTCCCACTTCTGCCCTTTGTCCATTAAGTCGGCACACAACAACTGGTAAATCCCCCGTAGCTGCTGTGCGCTTACTGACCTGATCGATCCATTGCTTTGGCGAGAAGTCTGCGCGAGCCTTGACTTCTAAGTCAATGTACGGAACGCCCGTTACATCACTTCCCGACCGACCTGCCCCTGTAGGTAAAGCGAATGGCCACCACTTCCGAAGGTAAGTACTGACCAACCTCTCGGTGTCGTAGCCTCTATATTTACGGCTTTGACTCATTTACCGCATGACATTTCTTGCACGACCAAGTTAGTGCTTTGCCCTCCACCCAGAATGCTAACTCTGTACTTGGAACTGGCTCGTTGCATAGGTGGCACAATATCCTAACTTGTAGCGCATTGAGAGCTTCTCGCTGTTGCGCCTTGGCATATAATTCATCATCGGTTGGGAACTGCTCCCATTCACCGTCTTGGTTCATAAATTGTAGATGACTCATTATTACACCTCGAAATCATTAACATCGTTGTGAAACTCAATTTTTACACCTTTAATAGTTTCAGGCATATCAAGCGCACAAGAATTGCACGTTCCTCTTTGCTTTAAGGCTTCCTTGATCGTCATAAAAGCATAATAAGATGAGCTGAAACGAATTGCATGATGATCGCACATCTGAACAATGTAATCGTGTTGATGACTCATGATCGAGCCTCCTGTGGTTTCCATGCTCCATTGTTATCAATGACGTACCAGATCGGATCACACTTATCGATCTCGGCCCAAGTCTCCTGACGTTGTGGCGTTAATGGGCAGCCCATATTTGCCCACGCTTTGCCGTTCTTATTACCAGTACGCCATACACGTTGACCGTGCTTGCATTCTGGAATGTCCTTATCGATCTTGATAGCCCCAAGTACTTCCTGGACTAATGCAACCGCTTCACTAGCTGACGGAGCAGGTGCAACTGCCTTAACAGTCCAGGCATCATCTTCCACCGGCATAATTACTTTCTCGGCTAACTTCTCTGCGAAAGGCTTTGGCTCTGCTGCTTTGACCTTTGCCATTTCTTCGCGGCTAGGGCGTTTGCCTTTCGTAACATAGCCTGCGTTAGCAAGAGCGCGACCGATCGCACTCGTTTCGCAGTTCTCAAGCGCCGACGTAGAGTTAACTCCTCGCGTTGAGACGGTTTCTTCTGCATAGCCAGTTGTCCAAGCCTGTGCATCCACTTCAGTTCTAAAAATAGAAGCCTTAACAATAAATCGCTGAAGCGTTGACTCAACCAAAGTAGTATCAATTCGACCATCTGGGTGCTCCTTCCAATACTTAACTAGGCGTTCTTCGACTGTCTCATAATCCTCTAAATTAAACATAAAGTTCATTCCCCTCAGTAGCTAGTTGTCCAGCAATGGCAAGGTAAGAAGCCCCGTCGATCCAACTGTCGATCTTCTGTGCATCTTCAATGGTTCTGGCGATCTTGACCAGTGAGAGGATGACTGCAACTTGATAATCCTCAACCGGCATTTCCAGATAGGAGCTGATAAGCCTTGCTGCTCTAGCCATGTTGTCGCTTGGATGACCGTAATGCAGTCCGCGCTCCTGATATAAGTCTGTTGCACTTTGTAGGATTTCACCATGCTTCATACTCGCACCTTCTCGATGCTTTCATAGTGTCTGCGTACTGCTTTGCGGCCGACGATGTAGCCGTCTCTGTGCCCGATCTTGTACCCCATAAAGAACATCCCGAACCAACTGGCCAAGATAATTAACTGTAATGTACTCATTTACTGCCCTTCTACTGCGCCCTTCGCAGCTTCTTGGCATAAGTGTTGCATAAATATCAGACAGAACTGCGGTGTTGTTTATAACGAAACGGTAACAATTCTGTCTCATCGACTGCATCATCGACTGTGCGCTTAATATCGTTATCTAGATCGTCCATACCTGCGCCCATTGACTACGAAAGTGCCATCCTTTTCAAGGTTAATAAGTGTTACTTGAGTGTCCTCGACTAGAACGAAGGCCTGCTGCCAGTTCATCGTGCCCTTGGTATAGCCAGCCTTGCGTACATCCATAAGATGCCCACCTTCTACGCCTCGCAGGATACGCCCTATCTTGCCCCCTGAAGCCTCTGTAAAGGCCGACTGCCCTGCTCTGTGTGTGTGTCCGCATATAACGCTTAAACCGTGCCTACGGGCTGCTCCAAGGGCTGTAAGACCCGCGTTAGGGTTAATCCCTTGCTCGTCTCCGTGAACTGCTACCCAACCCTTCTGGAAGGCGTAAGGCTTCTTATGGTAAGTAATACCTAGTTCATCGAGTTTAAGAAACTTCTCAAAGCGCAGCTCTGGCAGCGCTAGGAATGCAGGGATTTTCTTCATAATTACGTTGTATAAACGATCGGTGTGATTAGAACGGATCATGTGAGCTTCTTTAGAATGCTCGACCAATGACCATAAGACTTCTACTGCTTGATCTCGATCATCTCCGAGTGTCTGCTCAAACCATCCTGGCATGCCTTCTGTCCACCGGCTGATCTGTGGGAGATCGATTTCATCTCCCAAAGTAATGACGCTATCGGGCTTGTAAGCCTTAATAAAACTTGCAACATTTCTTACTGATACTTCATCATGATAGGGAACTTGTAGATCGGGAACGATTACAGTTCTTTTCATTGTTAGTCCTCGTCATCGTCATCATCCCAAGTGTGAGGGATTAGGTCAGGCTTAGGAAGTATCCAGTCTGGATAAGCCGAAGGTTCTACTATGACTGCAAGTGCAATTTCTACATCAAAGCCAGCGCGACGCAGCGCTCTGTACATTTCTTGGAGACTGATAGCCCAAGCATCTAGAGCTGTGTAGGTATCTAGGTCTATGACCTTTTTACGCGCCATAGGTAAAGTGTTACTTACCTAACATCTCGATAATTGTATCGACACGCGCTTCTAAGCGATTAACTTGATCCTTGATCGATGAGCCGCTATTGGGCTTCAGTTCCTGTAAATAGTGTTTGACCATGAACTGAAGCATCGCAGTAACACCACCCAGAACCGTGGCGATCGCTACTGCAAGAGCAGCGTAATCCTGTGTGGTCATTTCTTATCGTGATCAATTTCATCCACCGCAGCTTCTACAGCATCGACGATTACATCGCGGATAGCCTTCTTTGCTCGGTAAGACTTGATGGCTGCTCGAAGTGCAGGGATCGCAGCTAAGGCTATTCCGGCGTAAATTATTTCTTTCATTTAGTTGCTCCTAGTAGTGGGATATTAAAGAACGAACTGTCCTCATCGCCTTTGCTAGTGAAAGATATATGGCAATGATGATCGTGCTTGTTAATTCCTGTATAAGTTCTCCAACGCCATAACGATTTAGCACTGGCAATTTTACCTGCGAAGATGATGTAAGAGATGCGCTTATCAGACTTTGCCAAGATACGAAGTTGATCTGCCACATCGGGCATGAGGTCGGGCTTAGCTTTGCCGGATAGATCGCGGTCAACATCGATGGCACGTACCCAGCCTTGGCCATCTGGATTATGGTCAGACTTACGAACTGAGTGCCGACTATCACCGATCCAGCCATCCGAGGTGCGATCACGATCGCTGAAACAGTCATCGAATTGCTCCCTCAGTTGGATAGCCGCTTTACTTAATTGTGGCTTCACAGGCTGCACATTCCCATCGCTTAATATCATTAAGTAGTATTTCATCGTGCCCGCATTCAGGCATTGGTGCAATAAAAGCATCATCAATTGGATCGTAGGTATAACCAATACCCGCATAGTTGTAACGGATCTTGCCGTTATAGGAAGTGCGCTTGCATACCTGGTTTCTAAAATTACCGTACCAAGTTTCAGGGTTTAAACCTTCGATAAGTTCTGTTTCATCTTTGCCAGGGATAACTTCAGTTACGATATTATCTTTGTCTAAAAACGCATAATGAGCCATTAGATAGTTACCGTTCCTGTTCCTGCTGTGAAGCGATAAACACGATAACCGCTACGAGTTGGTTGATCATAAGTTAAACCGCCGCTAATAGTTGTAAGCGCTGGATAAGTGTCTGGGTAAGCAATTACGAGAACTCCAGAACCACCGTTAGCACCATTAGAAACCGCACCGCCGCCACCGCCGCCGCCGCCGCGGTTTGTTGTTCCAGCAGTTCCTACAGCATTAGGAACGCCACCTGCTCCACCTCCAGCGGTCGCTGATCCACCTGTTCCCGTTACCGCACCGCCGCCGCCACCGCCGGCGTAAGCAGTTGATGTGCCAGTAATTGAAGTAGTAGTACCGCCACCGCCTGCGCCTGCGCCTGAGCCATTTGCGGCAACTCCAACACTACTCGCACCGCCACCGCCGCCGCCATTATAGGAAGTTGCAGCAGTACTTTGTCCGCCGCCGTAACCTTCTACTGGAGAATAACCACCAAGGTTTCCTGCTGCTCCAGCGCTACCATCTGAAACAGCGCCGCCGCCAGAGCCACCTGTTAATGGCTGGATATAGCCGGCACCAGTATAAGCACCGCCGCCGCCACCGCCTGATGATGTATAAGTTGAGATCACAGAGTTTGAGCCTCTAACTACTGATGAACTTGTCCCAGCAGCGCCACCTGCGCCAACCGTGCATGTTATTGATGTCCCACCATTTAATGTAAAAGAAGTTGCAGTTCTATAGCCACCAGCGCCGCCGCCGCCACCGCTGTAATAACCACCGCCTGCGCCGCCTGCAATAATTAAAAGATCGGCTGGAATCGCTAATGGACCAGCAATTGATTGCGTCCCTACAATTACATTAGCGATCATTAGGCTATTGCACCCACGACGTACCATGTATCAGTTGCAGTCTTGATGCAGGCTGCTGACTTATACTGAGCAAGGGTAGGGCTGGCTGCTGTCGCTCCGGCGGATAAGACTGTGGTTGTGCCTGAAGTAACTGCTGAGATCGTGCAGAGTCCAGCGCCTATGTTTAGAACTGTAATAACTGTGCCGACTGGATGAGCCACAGAAGCATTAGTAGGGATCTTGATCGCATTGGCTGAGGCGTTGCTCTGGGTAATAAGAGTCTGATAAGAGTCTGCTATGACGGTTGTGTAGGTTGTGCCTGTTTGGGCGTTGAGCGTGAACGCTACTAGCCCGTTGAACATTGCTGCGCTTAGGACATCGCCCGTAACTGCTGGAAAGCCTGTTGCCATTTATATCTCCTAGTACGCCATTATGTTAGTGCCGATTATACCTGATATAGACGAGCCTATGATGAAGCCCTCGACTATTGGTTCAAGTGTTGTAACAGTTACCTTCATGGAATTTGGCGTTATATTCCAGTCGAGCCCCTGCGCTTGTAGTGTCTTAACGATAGTTGAGCCATCTGGCTGAATGTTAGTTATTTTCAAGTTTGAGAAGTAATCCAAGTCCAGCATTGTTGCAGTTGGAACGCTTGGATCTAGAAGATCGCAGGTCATCGAATCGATTCTGATATCGGTTGCGGCTCGGGTCGCAACATATATCTTGGCGATATTAAGAGCATCCGCGTCTGTCTGCGCTACAAGGTTTGACTCATTAAGTTGATGAGAGAAGTACTTGGCGATGGATGCTGCATTCTCTGAAACTTGCTGAGTGCCACCCACAATAGTCATTCCAGCACTGTTGATAATTAACTTATCATCAAAGGCAAACGCCAAGTTTGTATAAGGGATGCCACCAGTTTGATTAAACTCGATCGGAGTATCGCCATACTTCTTAATGACGTTAGTGCGGTTTAGAAATACTGCTGTGCCTTCTGAGTTTATATAGAACGCGCCTTGCTCGGAGAACTCTGCGTTCTTAAGGGCATCGAGGGAAGTGCGAGAAGTTCCAGGATCGACTTGGCAGAGTGTTGTGCCGGTATCGACCGTGCGCATTGAGGTTGGCCAAGATACCTGATCAAGGATCTTGCCTATGCGAGTTCCAGTATCTTGTCCAGCAGTAGCACTTGCCACCGTTGTAAGGGTTGCCTGTTGCATAAGTCTGAAGGCGTCTGTGCAGACAATATCAACATAGCCAGTCTCTTGGTTCTGAGGATAGGTGTACTTGTACTCGATCGTATAGCCAGAGAATAGGAAGTAGCCCACGTTATTAACGGTTGCTGATACACGCAACTTGCGCAACGGAGTCAGGAAGCCATAGTAAGGCGAGGCTGTGTTCTGAGGATTAAAGTAGCTGAGAGGATCTAGAACTCGGATCGTTGCTTGGCCAGCCTCATAAGTATCGCGCATAACATTGCGACCTCGACGGATGCTGATCGAGTAAACGTCTGGAGTTAAGTCAACCGTTGGTTCTGGAGTGGTTGTCGCAGCTAGTGTGCCAGTGCCTAGAACGCCATATTTAGCATCGCCAATAGTAAACGGATAGCCGAAAGTTGCTCCCGATGTAAAGTCAAAGCTAACCGATATGGTTGCGGGCAGACTCACGGTGCAAACGAACCAGTTCTGCGGTCAATTTGGACTTGTCTGCCCGATAAAGAATTGTTTGTTTGAGCCTTAGTAATTACGTTAGTCATTTCTTGACCATCAAGGTTGACCACAACTGTGATTTCTTGGCCTACTGCTCCGCCATTACCGAAGTCTCCATAACCAACTTGGCTACTGCCAGGAATAAGCCCAACGCCACTAGGAGTTCCAGCTATTGCTCCACCTGCTATCGATCCGCCTCCACCGCCTGTGCCACCCATAGCAATTCTCTTGACCTGTGCCTCAATAGCATCTAGGTAAGTTTTCCAGCCTGAGAATGGGTTCTTAGCATCTGGCAAGTCTTTGAGATATGCAATTAGTCCGGCGCTTAATCCTTGAGCTTTGCCAATTTCTCCAGCAAGTTTAGAAGCCTCGGTTGTATTGCCTGTGAGAAGCGCCAGTTGCAGTTCTAAGCGCTTGCGTTCATCATCGCTGATCTTGCCTTTAAGGGCTGCAACTATTGCGGTCTGTTCTGCATCAAATAAAGTTCCAGCCTTTTGAAGCGCTGTCTGTTCTTTAATAGCCTTAGTGTTCTTTGCTAGAAGTGCAGACTGTTCCTTGCTGCGCTTTAGGGCTGCCTTTTCTGCTGCCGCCTTCTTAAGTTCTGCTGCAATGGCTGGAGTAATGCCAGAGACAACTTTGCCTCGGTTTTTTTCTCCTGCTATTAACGCTTGAGCGCCGCTTAAACTGCCTGTAAATAACTGTCCGCTAACACCTGCTGCTAAACCAAACTTACGGATAAAGGTTGAGAGCAGAGTGGAAGCCTTCTCAATTAAACCTATAGTATTTTGCAAGCCACCTTCACCGCCGCCGCCAAGGTTTGCAAACGCTTCTACCAAGCCTTTACCTATTGCTTCTTGCGCATTTTTTGCGGCAACGGTTAATTTATCAAGTGATCCTGAATAAGTGTTTGCGGCAAGTTGAGCCTGTCCACCGAATAGATCATTGATGCGTGTCTGGACTTCTTCAAAGGACATAGCCTTAAGTTGTGCCTGAGTTAATCCAATACCGTATTTAGCAAGGGCGCGAGTTTGCCCCACATAACCCTTACTCAAATCTCCAGCAACAGAAACGACGTCAGCGCCACTAGCTGCTGAAAGATCCAACGCAGTACGAAGTAATGACTGGGACTTAGCAACATCTCCAGTTGTGGTTAATAAACGCTGAAACGCCGGGCGCAGTTGATCATCGAGTACGCCATAAGTTTGTTCTAGATCAGCAATAAAGTTTTTAACTTGTGGATCAGAGAAGGCTAGACCGAGGTTGTTCAGAGATCGACTTAGAACTCTTGCGGCCTTATCATCTGCTGCAAACGCTTTAACTGCATTGAAGGAACTGCGAGCAAGTCTTTGAGCTGTAAATAATCCTAGATAAGATTTAGCAAGGTTCTTAACTTGGTTTTGTAATCCAAGGGTTGATTTAGCGGCATCTGCAAAGGCCTTTTTGCCTGAGAATACCGAGGCTATATCTATCTTTAGATCAGCCATTATTTCCCATCCGTTCTAGAGCGAAACTTATTTGCTGAGTTTTCAATAGCTTTGATAACAGCAGCAGTTACTTTGCCTTGATCTTCTGAGAATGCTCTAAAGATTACGCGACCAGTCATCTTGCGCGTTGATCTGCCAGCCTGACCCTGTTGACGAGGCCGAGCATTAACCAAAGATCCAAGAGCGTTAGCCCTAGCGATAAACTGCTTACCAGCGTTAGGGTTGAGCGACTTGTTAACCTTGTTTGATGTATCAATGTAATCGCTAAAAGTTCCACGAGTAGAAGCTTGAGATGGTTGTCCTTCAGGGTTCTTGCGGCCTGCTGTCTCGTAGATCGCTCCACCGGCGGAACTGTTGATAATACGAGCAAGGGATACAAAGCCACGTTTATTAGGCTTAGACGGACTAGTTGAGTACTTGACGCCGCGCTTGGCTTCTGTCTGATCGTATTTAGGGAAGTGGCGATAATTAGTTGTCTCGGTTGAAGAACTCGCTTTAGTCCATCCAGATAACTGCGATCCCGACGCTGGCATAAAGCCACGAGCCTTGTTAGTAATAGGCTTGAGAGCAGCAGACATTTCTTTGGTTGTTGCCTTGGCTAGATCAGGTTCAACTTGCTTAAGAGCCTTGCGAAGTTTATCTGCGCCTTTTAGTTCTACTGGCATCTTCACGCTCCTTCGCTCTGTCCTTCAGGGCTTGAAGTAAAGTCCTGAACATTGTGTAATCTAGTTCAATTAAAGTTTGGGGCGAGAGTCCTGTCTCAAGCGATAATCTCGCTACGAGATAGGTGAAGGACTCTCGCGTTACTCCAAAGGGTCATCGTCAAGGACCTCGACTCGCGTCAATGTCTCAAGGAATGACTCTCCGAAGGGTTTAACGGTTTCACCCGACCGACGAATTGCTTCCCAGCAGAGCCAATAAATATCAGTCTGCTTTTCATCATCTCTAAAGGCTTTGTGAAAGCCCTTCTTAGCATAAGCCTCGAAGGCGTACTCGATCGCCGGAGTGATCTGGTACTCGTTAACGCTTCCGTCTGCCCTTGTTACCTTTAGTTTTGCCATTGTTTGCCCCTTAGTTAGTTATTAAGAAGTGGTGATTACTACTGTGCCATTGACTGTCCAGGTTACTGACTGTGTGCCAAGGTCTCCAACAGCGCCGTTAATATCGGTTGTGTTGTTGATTAGGCAAGTCATTGTGTAAAGAGGGTTAGTCGCTGATGTAGCTGCTGAGGTCTGCTTTAGAGTTACGGATACTGATGTACCCCAAGCAGCCTGAAGTGTCGCTAAGACATTTGCAGAAGCTGTGTCGTTTAAGAAGTCAATAGTTACAGATGATGCTTCCAAGCCCTTTACGAACTTGTGGCCGCTATCGCCCATCGCTGTTACTTCAAGTTCATCAAAGGTTCTGTTTAGTGTAACTGAAGTTACATGGTCTGTGAGGGCAACCGAATTAACAGTAACCTGAACTCCATTATTTAGAAATACTGCCATTTTGGTTATTCCTCATCTTTCTTAGTTGCTGGTTTAGGTGCTGGTGTTGCAGGAGTCTGACCGATCTTGATCAGGAACTCTGCTTGTTCTTTTTCCCATTCAGTCATGGTTAACTCCAACTCGTTAGAACTGATACTTGCAGGGAGCAAGTCAGTAGATCGCCTGTTGCGGCAGATAGAACGCTAGGCGCGCTCACATCTCCCACATTATAGACGATAGAGGATGCTGCCAGTTTGTTAAACACAGCTACTAGCATCTCCTCAATTCCATTTAGGTTACCTTCATTGTCCAGGAGTGGCACGAAGATATTTATATTAAAATTAGCAAGGGGAGCAACGGTATTGCGACCGTTATTAGTTGGAGTCAGATAAGGGTCGGCAGGTGATAACACAACGCTGTTAACTATGGGTGTGCTGGGTGGAAAACTAAATACTGACCAAAGTGTGTTATCGACTAGAGCTGCTGCAATAGTGGCGCGGAGTGTTGATATCGCTGCTGTCATGGTTAGCCAACCATCGAGCGCGGATCAAGGTAAGGCGCAAGCAAGCCGCGAACGCGAGCAAGCAAAGTGTTAGACATTGTGAACGGGCTGGGTGCAAAGCCATCGACTGTCATGCCTTGGCCGCTTGGTGCTTGGCGCGCTTGCCAGATAGCGATGGAAACCATAAGGCTCGCTTCCTGGATCGCTGGAATAGTTGAGTAGTCGATATAAGTCTCGGCCGCTGCTGTGCCATAAGGTGCAACTGTGTGGCGAGGGTTGTCGCTTGTGTGAGTTGTGGTTACGCTAAATTGTTTAGTTCCAACGGCTGTAATCGTCTTAGTGCCATTGTATTTAGTTCCCGAATTGCTTATGGTTACTGACTGACCAACATAGAACACTTCTGTAATATCTTCATCAAAGTAAAGAGTTCCAACTGTACCTACATTGCCATGAGCGATAATTGGCTGTTCGTTTTTCCATAGGAAAGGGATCAACACATTGTCGGCAGCATCGCAGACCTCTTGCAAGGTCGCGTCAGCATACAGAGTACCCACACCGAGAGCGGAGCGGAGTTCTGCAACTGTTGTGTACGACATTTGATCCTCTTCCTAAAGACTGGCTGGGTAGAAGGGCACTACCCAGCCAGCGACTTAAATTAGGCTTACGCCTTGTTGATCTTGAATGCGCCTGCACCGATCTTGGTTGCAATAGCACCATAACCGTACATAGCGATATTTACCTGACCAGTTGCAACTACATCAACACGAAGTTGGTAAGTTGGAGACTCGTACCAGGTGTAAGCATCTGGATTAACGATAAGCATTGATCCATCTGTATCTGTTGTAGATGCTGTATTAGCAGTTACATAAAGATCAAGACCAGCAACGTTTCC